GGACAATTCTTTCATCATTCATCAAGAATGGTTCTGCTTCACCAAGTGCTGCGTAAAGCAGTAAATCAGGCGTATATGCTAACCAAAGGTTTGATGAAACTGTTGAGCTCAAGTATTCAGGCTGATAGTAATACAACATTTGTAATGTGTACTCTCCAGCAGGAATAGGAGCAAACCTAAACTCACTACCTAGTGCTGTGTAAAAGTTAGGCAAGCCTGTTACTAATGCCCTTGTGTTTCTAAAGAAGTTGCTAGGTGACTGGTAGGTTATGGTTTGTATTGGGTTGGAAGATGATATATGCAAATCTCTCATAGAAAGAAAGTCTGCTGGCATTTCTACTGTGCTATCACCGCCTGTAGTTGTAGTCTTTACAACCTTGAGCATTTCTCTTATGCGTAAATCTCTACCTAATCTGTCTTCAGCTAATCTGATAAATTCAGGGATAACATCTGTTAGGTCATTACGAGCTAGATAACTCGCTATAGTTGCTTGTAGCGTTGTGTAGTCAGTAAAGAAAGCCATTTATACTCTGCCTTGTTTTGTTCTAAAGAATCGGTTGTCTGGGTCATTTAACCATGCTTTAAATTTAGGCATATCAATAACGTGGAAACCACGCATAATGCCCTTCTGATTAAGTGAGTCAATGACAGTAAATGGAATGGATGCTATCTTGTTGTCAAATACATCCTCACCCCATGTGGTACTGCTGTTGTTATATTCTTGTTTGTTTTGTTCTATAATGCCTGTAACATCTTGTGCTACTTCTATGACAGCACCATTAGCTGTGTCGTGTTTTTTAGATTTTCTAATCTCTGTTTTTCTTAATTTGTTGTTCAGTGTTTCCATATGTATCCTTAATAATACTGCCCCCGAAGGGGCAATACTAATGTCTAAACTTAATTAAACTGCGAGGTCAGCAACGATACCGTGTGCTTTCTCATTAGATACTTGAAGAGTGTACTCAACAAGCATTTGATGTTTTTCGCTGTCACCAGATTTAGCCAATAGGTTAGACTGGAATGGGCGAAGTGTAGCAACAGCAGCCATGCTAGGGTCAAGCACTAATGCTTGTTCTGCAGCTGGTGATGTATCAGCAGTCATAAATCTGTCAGGTACAACAGATAAAGTACCAAAGTCTGATAAGTACACATCAGCAGCACCCATGATAGTAGTTTGCTTATCACTTGGAGCAGCATAACGCTGTTCAGCAATACCAGGAAAGCCTGATACTACTTGTTTTTGTGTTGGAGGAACAACTAATAAAGTTGGGTTACCACCATTTTCAAAACATGATTTAACACAGTCTTTAAGTTTTGCTTCTGTAAATGCAGCAGCAGTAGCACCTTCTGTTCTAATAGCTGTACCGTTAGAGCCTACAGGAGCAACACCGTCTGTCATAGTTACAAAGTTAGTACCAAGCCATGATTGGATAGAACCAAGCAGTCTTGCACTGCCAGCAGCACCAGCGTTTTGTGCTACGTTACCAAGAATGGTTTTTTCCATATCTCGTTTAAGTTCTTGTCCTGCTTTAGCTAGTTGATAAGCTGTTTCTGTCTTACGACCTGCTTTATCTACTGCGTCAAGAGTACCAGAAATGTGTACTGTTTTACCTTGAATTTGTGTTCTGTTACCTACACGAGTGGTAGGAGCATCAGAAGCACCTGAAGCATCAGCACCCTCAACAAGACCAGCTGCACTAGCTGCTGCTAGGTCATCTGTTTGCCATTCATGGTATGTTGCTGTTGCTTTTGTTTTACCAATTGAAGAAACTACAGGAGTTTCTGTTGGAGCGATATTGTAAATCGTGTTGGATAAATCCTCACGTTGACCTATCGCAGTATACGTTCTAAATTCTGCCATTGTTATTTTTCCTTGTTAAAGTAAGTTTTCAAATATAGCTGCTGCATCTCTGGCTGAACCAGTTTGCTGTAGCCTTTGCATTTGTTTTTTGTTTTGGTCCGATACACTTTGTTTTACCTTTGCACCAGACTTAACCATCTTGGGTGCATTAGCTAACTTTTTCTTCATACCAGGCTTTGACTTAACTAGTTTGTCGTACATCATAGCCTTATGAATAGTAAGGACCTGGCGAGAGTCATAGACTTGGGATAATTCCTCATCTGTGAATCCTACCGATTTGCCATAAGAACGAATGTCATTTCTGATTTGTTCGCCTTTGACTTTGTCTGAAAACTCTGGCAAGGATTGTGCTAGTTTTTGTGATTCTTGTTCTACAACTTTTTGCATTTGTGCCGACCTGTCTGCTTGTTGCTCTTGAGCAATGCGTCTTTGTTCAGCTTGCACTAGCTGTAATTGGTCTTTCTTCTCGGTCATTTCTGCGACCTTAACTGCATATCCTATTGGGTCGTTCTCTTTCATTGCAGCCAAATCTTCTGGTCGGTCATTACTGCCAACCAAAAACTGTTCTACTGCCTGCAATTTCTGTGAATAATTGTCCCTAACTTGTCTAGCCTCAATAATAGCTTTAGCTTCTTGTTCAATAACTTTTCGCTGTTCTGCTACTTCTTGAGTCTTTTTCGTATAATCAGAGCCAAGTTGATAAGATTTTTTAAGCTCATCAAGGGTAACTTGTTTTTCTTCACCTGCTGCTTTTATGGTGAAAGTCTGTTCTTCCTCAACTACTTCTTCATCTTCATACTCGGAGTCATCTTCTTCTTCAGTTTCGTTTTCAGCTTCTTCAACTTCTTCAGCCTCATACTCAACCTCTTCTTCCGTTTCCTCTACTTCTTCTACTTGCTCAACCTGTTCTTCTACAGCTTCTGGTTGCTCGTTGGAGTCCTCGCTTGCAGATAACATGCCTTCTATAGCAGAAGTTGCATCTGACATTGTTAGTTCTCCACTTCCCTCTTGGGGAGTCATGGTTTCTTCACTCATGGTGTTTCCTTAATTTCCTCTAGGGGAGGATACCCATTAAAGGCAAATGCCTATAATATCTTCCATGCCCTGTCTTTAATCTCATCGTCTTTTGCAATAGACTTAAAGCGGTTCATGATTTCGTTGATAACTTTAATCCTGACGTAAGCATCCTCTCGGACTTTTTGTTGGTCAGAATCAGAGTTAATGATTAGTTCGGTTAGCTCGTGTTGCATCTCTTGCATTTCGTCATTGAGTTCTTGACTTTGCAAAAGGTTTCTAAAGGCTTCTGATTTGGTCATTACATTCCTGCGATACTGTTAATCTTATCTAAAGCGTTGATTAGTTCTTTAGACTGATTTAGTTCAGTTTTCTTATTATCGTTAGCTGCTTTTTGTGCAAGCTCTAACTCTCTCATAGCCATTTCTTGTTCAAACTCCATACGCTCTTGCTGAAGTTGCAACATTTCTTTTTGAGCTTTTAATTCAGCTTTTTGTTTTTCTAGCTCTAATTTAGCCATGTCAGATTGCATTTTCATTTGGGCTTTTTCTCTTTCTACTTCAGCTAGTATTGCTGCAGCTTTAGTATTAGAGTCTTCTTCTTTAGGAGCTTGAGCAGCCTGTTGTGCCATTTGCATAGCCTGCTCTTCTGATATTTCCATGAGAAACTGACTATCATCTTTAAAGCCAGCCATGTTAACGAATTTAGCTAATGTATCTCGGTACTGTTTAAGGTTAACTAATGGATTGTTTAATCCATAGCCTTTAATAATTTCTTCTTGTTTAGCAAGAATCATTTGCATAGTAGCTAATTGCTCTTGCTTTCCACCTGTACCTAAACCTACATTAACCGTAACATTATATTGTGTGTTCCACTCTCTTGGGTTCATTGGAACAAACTGATTATTAATTTTAATGATACGTTCTTTGTCTTGGTACTTACATACTAGGTGCATGATACCTTTAAACAATGAACTAACGCCTGTGTCAGCAAAGATACGTGCTATTAGTTCTAGCTTACCTTGTGATGCTGATGTCATAGCAGATACTGCCGTAGCTGTTACGTTAGATAATATGTCTGGGTTTAATCCTTGTTGTGCGTCACTCACACCCGTACGTTTAGCTTGGATACCGTCTAGGTATTCCAACATAGGGAATGATTGTCCTGCACTAGATTGTACAGTCATAGGCACTAACGCATTAGGGTTCTTAATACGAATAACACCACCTGCGGTAGAGGTTAGTAAGTCATCTAGGTTAACTTGTCCTTCTACTGCACCTACTCTATAGTTGTTAGTCAAGTATAAGTTGTCTAGCATTTGTCTAGTAACAGTTGACTTAATTAGTTGTAAGTCTATAGCTCTGTCTGCTAGGGATTGCCCAAAGAATTTATGTGGTACAGGAATAGGGCATACGCTATGAAAAGGAACGTAATCACATTCTTCACTCATTAACACTTGATTATCTGCATAGCAAACTCTGTGTAGTTCAGCAATACCGTCTTTATCTAAATCTGTACGCAAGTAACATTCGTAATACTCTACTAACTCCATAGACTCATCGTTAGTATCATTGGTATTCATAGGCTCTTCGCCTCTACCGTAACGTGCGATTCTTTCTGGAGTAAAGTCTAATGTATCACCAATGGATAATGTTTCTACTACTTTAGGGTCATAACCCATAGCAATTAAATCAGAGCGAGTAACTAAACTACGGTGTGCTACAAAGGTTGCGTCTTCAATAGTTGTAGCTCTTTTGTCTATAAGGAACTCTTCTGGAGCAATAGTTTCTATCTTAACTTTAGAAAAGTCTTTAGTACGTTTGCATTTTACGTTGTAGTAAATATTAACAATAGGAGGCACTTCCATCATCAATGGCATACCCATTTCGTCTGCTACAGGCTGACCTGTTTGAGGGTCTATCATTGGTTGTGGCTCTTGCTCTATAACTTCTTCTACTTCTTCCTGTTCTACAATCTCAACCTCTTCGTCTTGCATAATCATCGCAAGTTCATCTTCAGTTAAGTTGTAGTACTTTTCTTTAGTAATGTCTTTCTTATCATTCCAGTAAGCTTTTACTACGCCTACTTTTTGTAGCAATCCGTCTTTAAACCAATCGTGCATAATCTCAAAGCCATTGTTGTCTTTGTAGAATATGTGATTAGCATACGCTGTCATTTGTTCTGCTAGAGCACCATCGCCCTCATTAACAGGTTCAAACTCTACCGCTTTAGACGATGAAGTAAACACTC